AGCTTAGATAACACAAACACAATAGTTCACACTATTAAGATTGGTTTTGAAAGCGAAAAAGAACTAAGTTTCTTCACGATTGCCTGTCCGCATTTACCATAATGATAATTATATATGCATATTACTAAGGAGAAATCATGACCGATTCTACACAAGAAGTTCAACAAGAAGAAGCCAGTGGCGCACAGCAAAATAATGATCTTAACATTAACGACCTTAATGCTATGAAAACAATCATTGATATTGCAAGCTCACGCGGTGCATTTAAACCAAATGAAATGATGGCTGTTGGCCAAACTTACAGCAAATTAACTGCATTTCTAGACCAAGTAGCAAAGCAAGCAGACGCACAAAAAGGAGCCTAAAATGGCCGAAATTAAACATGTGGGCAGGGTTATACCTACCAAGAAGAAATGTATTGTAGCATACAGAACACTGCCCGGAGAGTCAGGCTCGTGTTTAATTGTACCTACGGAAAATTTGCCTGACAGCTATCACGATGCTATTATTAATTTAGTAGAAAGTAATGCAGGGCAAACAGCGTACGAATTTGCGGAAGCAATGACTCGTATGACTTTTCCCGATGGTAGTATAATGTTGGCTGCATTACACACTCAAGGACGTTTAGTTAAAGTTCCAACTAATCAGATTGAGATGACTCCTACTACGCAGACTTCGATTTTGTTGTCAGAATTAAATCAAATTATTGCAGAACAACGCGGTGTTACCGTTGGTGATTTGGCCTTGCGATCAACAAGTGCTCAAAAAACTGAAGTAGCAGAAGTCGCAACTGTTCAAGAAGTTCCAACAACATCAGATGTCACAAGAACAACATCTGCTAGTGTAAACGAACCAGAAGTAGCAACTCCTGAAGTTTTTGATTCTGCCGAATCTGAGGCTAAACACTATCGTAGTCAAGCAGATAAATTTGCTAAACAGGCAGCAGAAATGCGCCGTAAAGCTGAGGACTTGGTTCCAACCAAAAAGGCAAAATGACATCTACGGGAAGAACTCTTCCCAAGGATGCTATAGCTCGCTGGCCTGAAGTATTTGGAGAAGTAAAACTCAATGTGTTACCTCTCGGATATCTTCACACGGTTTTAGTGAACTTTAAAGATGGTAAAACTTGGGAAATCCGTGTTACTGCGGAAGTAAAAAAAGACGGATGGGAAGCATTTGAAAAAAATCTTTCTGAACTTGTTAAGTCTTACGAAGATACTATTGAGAATATAGATTTCAAGTTAGATACTGACAAAGTAAAGAAAGATATTGTAAAAAGCACCAGTAAATTTTTAAAGAAAAAGCGGCTATAAATATATGGATGTCAAACTATTATCCTATTCGCAACCAACTACCGATTTCGCCAATCAAGGTATTGATAATGTACAGGAACTTATTGCATACTGTGCAAGAGTTTCAAACCCTAGTAATCAGTTTAATACTGAAACAAGTGACAAACTAATCAAATATCTAATCAAGCATCAACACTGGAGTCCGCTTGAAATGGTTTCTGCTTGTTTGGAGATTACCACAACTCGGGATATTGCACGGCAAATACTGCGTCATAGAAGTTTTAGTTTTCAGGAATTCAGTCAACGCTATGCAGATCCAACAAAGGATCTTGATTTTGTCATTAGAGAAGCAAGACTCCAAGACACAAAGAATAGACAAAATAGTGTAGAGACTACTGATGCAGAACTATCTGCTTGGTGGGATGCTAAACAAAAATTTATTATCGAAACTGTTAAGAAAACATACGCAGAAGCTATTGAAAAAGGCATTGCTAAAGAACAAGCTAGAGCAATTTTGCCTGAAGGTAATACAGTAAGTCGTTTATATATGAATGGCACATTACGTAGTTGGGTTCACTTTATCGAACTACGCAGTGCTAATGGTACGCAAAAAGAACACCAAGATGTTGCCAAGGCGTGTGCCCAAGTCATTGCACAAATATTCCCCATGGCTGGTGATCTTACTTAAAAGTCTCGGGCGGGTAGAGTTTGGTATGCACTTCAAACTCTGCCGCTAACCAATCATAATCATTAATTTTCCTGAGCATTTCAGGATCTTCTCTATAAGTCTTTCCAAACCATTCGCCTGCACTTGCGCCAGCTTTGCTGTAAACACCAAACGGCTTATCAGTTCCGTTCCAGATCCATAATTTTAATCGTTCTTCTGTTTCTTTGTCAATTTGTCCTGGAATAACTCGACTTGCTAATTTAGCACATTCTCTGAATGCTGTACGCCATGTACTCAACGGATTTGTATTAAACTCTTCAGTATTAGATACTTCTTCCATTGCTTTAAACTGTTTGCTAATATTTGTTGTAATATCGGTTGCTGTATCTTTCAGCTCGAGTGTAAGTGCAGTAGGTAATAATTTTATGCCGCCGTGACCATATATTAAATCGTTAACAGGATTCTTACTTCTCCAAACGTGAACAATATCATACTCGTTTTCAGAAACTAAAAATTGAAAATTGAAACTGGGTTCTAAAATTGCGTCTGCATCGACTACCCAAAACATCGGAGTAGTTGATTTCTCAGCGGCCGCTTTGTGTGCGGCAGCAATGCCTTTAACTCCGTCAACCCTATGTATATAATTATATCTAACTGTAGGATGATGCGTTAAAGATAAAAAATTTCTATCTGCATTTTCTTCATTGAAAGATATAAAAACAATATCATAACCTCTAGTATAAGAAGCTATTGAATTCATTTTAATCATTCCTGTGAAGAATCTATATTCTAGTTCTTTAGCACTGTATCTTCTATTCTTTGGAAATAATCCGATATTAGGCATAACACTAACATCTGATCCATCTGGCCAAACATGGACGAATTCTTCTTCCGCTGAATGAGGTGGACGATAATCAAAATTAAAATCAGTTGCTACAGATACGCCCGGCCACATTGCCCAAAATAATCGAGTTGTTGAGTTTTTTTGTGCAGTCTGTATTGAGTCTACATTCTTAGCCCAAGGAAATCTTTCTTTTAATCTATTAAAATCAATAGTCGATACAACATCATTGTTACTAATGAAGAATATGTCAAACATTATTTTCTACCTATAATGCGAGGTGTGTTATTATATACTGTTTTAAAAAATTGCGACCCTGCGGAATCAAGAGTAGACATTGCAAGATCGCACTCGTGCGATAGTGTTTCTCCAAGACCCATAATTTCGTACGGTAACATTTCAGGAGTAATTTTACTATACTTAGTTTTCCACTCATTTGTTAACCATTCAAAGTCGCGAACATTGCTATAGTCCCAATCTGTGCAGTTGGTTAAGTACGCACCTTCGCGGGCTCCGTACATGCTCCAAAGCCCGTTTTCAACGTCTGCTCCAACATTACACCATATTAACATTCTGTGATAATTTTGCCACCAAACAGTTCTAAGGTCTGTTACCTTTGCACCTTGATCCAAAGACATTTTAACGCCTTCACGGAATCCGGCTCGCCATGCTTGGAAAGGAGTGGCATTGGTAAAACTCTCACTATAACTATTGTTAAATTGATAATACTTATTATCAAAACAGAATTCTACCAGACCTTTTTTATCATTAGGATCAGAATTTTCATGTGTCTTCATGTTGTTTACAAATTTGCGAGTCCACATTTTTAGGCCACCGTTTCCGTACATAAGTCCGTTAACATGAACCTTGCCGCACCAACTGAACACATGATCTGGTGTTAACCCTAAGTTATCTAAATCTATTTCGACTTCGAGGAATTTTGAATCTATAATGTTGTCAGCATCTACAGTGACAAAGTATTCAGTTTCACTTAAGGCTGCGCAGGCTTTATGTGCAGCATCACTTCCTTCAACACCGTGTACACGTTTTGCCCACGGTGCTTTACTTAATAAATCTGCATAATTCTTTTCTGCGTTAGGTTCGTCATAACTTAGAAAAATAATATCTTGGTCAATTACTGCTATTTTCGTCATCTTTTATAATTCTCCAACTTGATATACCATAAGATCTAAAAACGGATTTAGTTGATATACTAATTTTATCATACTCTTCTTCGATTGCGTGTTCAAATGGGATTATTACTTTATCCGTAATTAAATTTTCTATTTGAATTTCTATAGTCCTGATTAAAAAATCAAATGCGTGTTCATAAGTAATATAAAATGTTAGTACTTTTGATCCAACTTCATTATCGTAGATTCGCTGTCTTGCTTCATCCGATAGTACAAAAATCCAACGCTTATAGTAGCCATCCCAATGAACTGTAACCTCAAGATTCTCTATTGAGGAATCTTGAATTATTTCAAACATATTGTTTTTAAACGTCAACGCCTGTTGACTACGTAATACCAATTCTACTCCAAAATCATTTGAAGAATTTTTAGTCTTGTTTACTACCCAGTTACTAAAAATTTCTCGACAAGTTACAAAATTCTCAAAAATCTCATATGTTATTTGAATAAACGTGTCTTGATCTTCAAGTAACTGATTTGACACTGATGTAATATTGCCTGCCTTATCATAGTATGCATAATAGTTTGGTACAACTCTTCTAGTGGCTGCTTCTATTTCCTCAGGCGACAAACAGTCTTCAGTTTCTTCCATTTACTATATCCTGTAATTTTTGTAAAATTGACGGCTTTAAAAAGTCCTTTTCAACATAATGAAATAATTTTTCTTGTTTTATATTTCCCACTAATAACTCTGCGTTATAATTATACGCACACGGAACAGCCGTTTGCCAACTTTCTGGGACAATTGGCCAATTTTGTATTGCAGGTTTCATATGCACAAACTCTAAAGGAGCAGATGCATCGATTATTTCGTCCCACATGCCAGTCAATTCTATAGCAATAGCAACTGCTAAATCCATGCTCAGCCAATTTTGATATTCTTTTTCAGCAAAAATAGAATAACACATTTGCCAATTGTTAATGATAAACTCTAATGCTGTATAAAACTGCAACGATTTGTCACATTTTTTAAAATAACACAATGCAGAATATGTGTTAGACAATCCGTTGGCTACAAATGCTTTTCTATAATAATTGTCAATTACTATTTCGTCTTTATAATTTTTAACTCGAGAACAATATCTAATATCAAAGTTGTTACAGTAATTCCACCAACTGGTTACATCTTCTAAAAATAACATATCAGTGTCTAATACTATGGTTTCTTCGTAAGGTGTAATATGGTATAATTTCCAACGATGTTCAGTCTTATACGCAGAATCAGCAGATGATTCATACCAAGGGATTTCTATTATCTTGTCAAATACTGATTTATATTCGTCGGGAATTGGATCATTTGTAACAATACTAATGTTTGTTACAGATAACTGACTTATTTTGATAGATAATGCCAAGGCATATGCTTGCTCTACATAGTTTAGTGTAGGAGTATTTTCTGCATAAACTAAGAAACCCTTAGACACCTGAACCCCCATCAATGAATCTGTTTAAGCTATCCTTATTCATTACATGAACATCAACACTTGATGATTTTACAGCCGTATATTCGCCCAAGTAATTTTCTTTTTCTATTAAAAACTTCATAGCAGTATCTTTGATAGTAACAAGTATATCTCTGTCAGATGTAAAACATAACTTTCCAGGAAATACTTCTGCAAACTGCCCTTGTTTATTGCCGTTCATTATGTGTATTGCTATACTAAAAGCAATATCATTTCGATACAACGGAGATGTTAAGTTATACAATGTAACAAAATAACTCCAATTTGTCTTGATATAAGTTACTAATTCAAAAAATGTTTTAGTTTGTGGATTTTTTTGAAAAACGAATACTGTTGCCCAATAAAATTCAATGCTGTATGGGTTAATTCTTTTAAATTCTTGATTCGTGCGCCAACTGACTAGATCAAAACTGTCTTTATATAACTGCAAGTCGCTGTCTTTTTGCAATGCGGCAACTAAAAAATCTGAAGAAACAATATAATCACTGTCAAGTACTAGTGTTTTATCATAAGGTGTTAATTCATAGACGCTAGATCTGTCATAGTTTTTCCAATCTACAACTCTAGATGATAATGTACCATCGTTCATTCGGCGATAATTTTGTAACTCGCTGTTATCTGTTATATCTATAATTTTATCAAATACAGAATCAAGATTCAATGTACTTAACCATCCTCGACTGTTTGTAACTATGCTGACAGGAATATCAAGATAGTGTTTTACTCGTTGTGCGGCATATGCTGCCATCTTAACATAATCGACACTGTTATTATTTTGAGCAAAGATAACTGCGCCTGTACTCATAAGTCTACAATGTTAAACACTTTACGTTTTGATTTTAATTCCACAAACTTAGCAAGGTAATCATTTACAGCTTGGGAATATTGATCAGTAATGTCGTCGAAAAATTTCTGGACATCTTCTATCATTACTGGATAGTTATTTGAATCTAAAAATGCACGGTCTTTAACAGTACCAATATCTATCCAAGTCTTTGTCAAACTAATAAGTTCGGGTGTAATTTTAAATGTGGCGCCGTTAATATAATAAATTAGTTTTTGATTAAATTCTTCAATCATTAGCCTGCGCTGATTAGATAATGTTGCCATAAAATTAGCAACTTCAAAGGCTTTTTCGATTCTTTCGTCCATAGATAACTCCGTAGTATACATAATATACTACTTTAATTATCTTTGCAAGAGGTTTGGGGATTATAAAGTGGTAGAAGCTGTAGTAGGTAAGTCAACTGCAACATTAGAACCAGTAGCATAGTATACTTGTACCAAGCTGGTTAGCGTTCCGTTAGCAGGTTCGGATGCATACCCGCCACTGCCGCCGGAGGTATAGGAAAATGTAGGTGTAAAAATAATTTGAGCAGCACTAGATCCTTGGCGTACAAATAGATCGTATTGATTTGGATAATAACTCGGGCTGCTGGCTTCAACAAATTTTGTAAAAATCAACTGATTTGTTGTTGTTAAATCATAAAATCCAATATTTTGCGGAATACCTGTACCTGTATTAGTAGTAGATTCAGCATTAAATGTTATGATACCCATGTTTGTCAGTAATGTAGCCCACGACTGATTAACTAATAGACTAGTGTCGCTTGTGTAACTGGTAAAACTAGCACTGAATTTTAAATTACTACCGGTATTAAAGAAAGCGCGAGCTGCATCTGTGCTGGTAAAATTCATAGTAACCGCATGATTGATAGATGATGCCCATGGATTAGTTCTAACAACAGTGTTTAGAGTAGAAAGAGTAGCTTGACTAGCAGGAGGTGTTGATAGTCTGTTAAATGCAATAGTATCAGCAAAACTGTTATATGCAGATCTGTCGGCTTCTTTAACAGAGATACTGGTAGTAGGTACTACCAACGTTCCACTTTCGTCTATACCTGTTTGGTGTTGACGTGCTTTTAGAAGGTCGGTTCTTAAGGCATTCCATTGAGAAGCTGTAACATTAGCAGAGGTGGTTACTTGACTACTAGTTACAGTTTGCCCATATCCGTAGTCAACTGTGCCAGTTCCCAATACAAGATTAATTTTTGCCTGTATAGTGTTGTAATCCGTTGCTACAATTTTAGTGCCTTGGCCTGCCATTATGTGTCCTTATATTGGTTCAACATGCTTCCAAGAAGCTCGTTCTTCATCAGTCGCTGCCATGTAACGTTGATAGTCTTCTGCTACACGTTGTGAGTATGTTGTATCCGTTCGGGCGGCAATATTCCTTGCAATTACTGCATCAAGTTGCTGTTGTGTAAATTCCAAATCTTGATAAGCCTTGATCAAAATATCGTCTGGCGTTTCGTTAATTCCATTTATAAATGTGTCAATAATTTGTTGTCTAGTTAACATGTTAATCCTTACAGTGGTCTATCTAAGAAATCGCCCCAGCCAGTACCGTAATTGAAGCTATATTTTGGGGTAAAAGTTTCTGCGGATGAGCCAAATGCATCTTTAAATCGTTGGTCGCTTGTGGACGATACTGAGTTAAGTATCATCCACTCGGCCCAGAAATTTACTCCGTTATACTCTGGATTACGATACGGTTGATAACGAATTACTCCTGGATCATGAGTCACATAAAACGTGCCATTTCCTTTGTAGAAGGCAATAACCTGCTCAGCATAGCCAAAGTAACCAAATCTAGCTTCTTGGAGGAAACCATTAGAATACGTGTATGGTGTAGAGGTTGCATTTGCAGGAACATATATGGTAGCACTATAATTAGTATAACCAGATGACGATACAGTTACAAAAACATACCCAGCATCATGTGGTCCGTTGAATCCAACAAGAGCACGAGTTACGCCGCCAAAGAATGTTCCAGAAGGACTTGAACCAAATCCACTTTGTAGACTAAGACTAGTAGTCACATTATAAGATTGTCCAAAACCGCCAGGTGCGGCGCTAAGTTCTATATAGTACGCTTTGGTGTTTGCGTTTCGACCTACAACCACATGATTATAAAAAGGTCCTGTGGCACTGGCATTCAATGCTGGAGGAGGAGGCGGTGGAGGCGGTGGTGGAGGCGGTGTTGTACTTGTATCGTTTATAGTAACTGGATCGCTTGTTTTTAATAATGTACCGCCAACACTGCCTGACCATATGGTTACTGTAAATGTTTCGGAACCTTCTGAACTGGAATCAGCAGTAGGTGTTACATTAAATGATCCACTATTGCTGGTAATTGAGAACGATCCTGACGTTGTTCCAAAATCTCCAGTGCTGGGTACAGACCAATAGTATGTACCATTGGAAATATTAGAGCCACCAACTGTAAATGTTAAACTG